CAGCCTGTTCCGTTCGGTGATCATCGATGAGAGCCACCGGTGCAAGGACGCTTCGGCGCAGCAGACCAAGTTCATCGCCGGGCTGACACACGGAAAGGAATACGTCATGCTGCTCACCGGTACACCGGTCGTGAACTGTCCCCGTGACCTGATACCGCAGCTTGCCATCATGGACAGGCTGGCAGACCTGGGAGGGAGCCAGTGGTTCACCGCACGCTACGGAGACGGTGACAATCTGGAGGAACTTTCCGAAAAGCTGTATTCCACCTGTCTGGTAAGGCGTGAGAAGAAGGACGTGCTGACACAGCTTCCGGACAAGACACGTATGGACATCATCATCGATCTGGAAAGGGAATCCGAACCATGCTACTACGAGGCATACGCCACGGCGGAGAAGGACCTGAAGAAGTACCTGATTGAATACAGGGGATGCAGCGACGGTGAGGTAAGAAGGAAGATGCGGAACAAGGCGCTGGTACAGTTCATGGAACTGCGAGGCCTGGTAGCCCTGTGCAAGCTGCGTCCGGTGATTGACTTCATACGTGACTTCATCCAGTCCGGACGGAAGATTGTAGTCTTCTGCGCTTCGCACAGCGTGGTGGATTCCGTCAAGCAGGCTTTCCCCGATGCGGTACTGGTTACCGGACGGCAGGATTTCGTGGCCAAGCAGGCGGCTGTGGACGTATTCCAGAAAAGGCCGGAGGTGAAAATAATCATCTGTTCCATCAAGGCGGCGGGTGTAGGGCTTACGCTGACTGCTTCGTCTACGGTACTGTTCATTGAACAACCCTGGACGTATGCCGACCTGGTACAGTGCGAAGACCGGTGCCACCGTATCGGACAGAAGGATAACGTGACGGTCTACAACTCTCTAGGGCAAGGCAGTATAGACTACCGTATATACCGCCTGATACAGAAGAAACGGAGCATAGCCAACCGGATAATGGCGTCGTCTGACGACATACCGAAGGACGAATGCTACTTCGACGAACTGGTAAACATGATACTGGATGATAACGAAGAGGTCACAGAGGGCGATAGCCGAGGCACTGGAATATGTGATAGCGCAGTTCCCGGAAACGAACAAGGGCTACAACGCATCACGTGAATACCGGAAGGCGCTCAAGGAGTTCACAAGACAATTCAAGCCGGACAATGAAGGAAAAGAGAATACCCTGGAGGAGAAAATCTCCGGAAAGGGAAATGAAAGTAAAACAACTAAAAACAAAAAGTCATGAAAAAGAAAAATCAATCGAGAAAGAAAAGAAGGTTTCCTGAAGGTGTAGCCAGATTCTTCAACCCTGAAAAGTCATTCAACATGAAAAGTTCGGGCATACACCAGATGCAGAAGTCATTCAAGTCTAACATACCGGTATACAACGCCGGAGGAACATACATCAGGAGGATTCACAATGCAAAAAGCAACTAAGAACAGCATACTGCAAATGCTGATTGAGATAGTGGCAGAAAAGAAGCTGTCTGTGGAAATAGAATATAAAGACGGAGTATACATCATCAGGGAGAAAAATGTTGTACCGGTAATGGTTTCCCATGACAAGATAGAATGGAGACTCAGGTATCACAAGTCAGGGAACGAATGTTATCCTCTTCCTTACGACATATTATGCAGATACGATTACATCATTCCGTTCGAAAGGTTCAACCCTTGTAACATACAGGAAAGTCTGAAGTTCAACTTAAGCACTTTGAATGATGAAAGAGAAGATAGAGACAAAGAAGGATGAGGTCAGGTACACCACCAGCGACCCGAAACGTATGCTGAACAGGTTCCTTGTTAAGGACGTGTTTCGTAAATGGACAGAAAATTTTTTTGATGAGGATACAGGAGAAGTCTGTTCTATTGAGCGTAGTGAGCTTCTGTTCGAAAGGGGTTCATATCTAGACAAGGAGACCATTTCAAGAATCATGTTCTACATGCAGGAAGGTTCCATCACGGAAGTGGAGGTCAGCAACCAGAAGCGCATGGGTATCGAGACGGTCAACTACTCGATGTTCCCTTACATGGTACAGTGTATCTGCAAGGAGAAGAAACGCAAGTACATGCTCATGGCACAGAACGTAAGGAACGTGATGGAAATCATGAACGATTACCTGGAACTGAAGACGAACGGCGCATTCAGGCTTGTACAGATCAAGGAGTGCGAATATACACGCTTCATTACGGACAGGTTCTCAACCGTTCCCCTTGATGAGACAGCGAAACTGGCAGCTGAATTCCCTGACCTGTATTCGGAAGAGGAAAGGAAGGTGATATTCGGTATAGACAATGACAAGGAGGCGGATGTGAAATTCTACGACATCAAGGCGAAAATCGTAGAGAAGGATTCCTCCGGTGAGAAATGCTTTGAAAGCATATCCTCATTCCTTGTTAAGACCTATACGGCAGACCGGGCCATCATGCTGATTCGGAAATGGATTGACAACGAACGGGAAAAGAGAATCAGGGAGGACAAGGAGAACGGACGGGAGATAGAACGTAACGAACTGTATGCTTCCATCGAGGAATCATCCATCGTCCCGGTATTCGACTTCGTTCCGGAAGATTTCTCTCTAGCCTATCAGGAAGTTTCTGATGATAACTAAAAATAATAAAATTATGAAAATTCAGGATTTAATTAATTCAGGGGCAAATGTAGCAGTTACAATCAATCTGTTAGATTTGAGAGAATGGGCGTTAGAATTAATGAACGAAAGCAAACAAGAAAAAGAAGAAGCAGTTTCAGACAATTATTTATCAGTTGGTGAGGTCATTGATAAGTTAAAAGTAAATGCTTCGACCTTGTGGCGATGGGACAAAACAGGCTATCTGAAAAAACTCAAAGTAGGCGGGAAAGTACTTTACCGGGAAAGTGATGTCATTAAACTAATGAAGAACTGAGAATATAAAAAATGAGAAAGCGGCCGAATCCGCACATAAAATAACTATAAATCAACGAATCATGGAAAAAAATGAAAGCAACATTACACGCGACCATCTGGCCATGGAAGCGATGAAGGTGATAATGGACAAATGTGTTAAGGCAAGAATCCCGTTGAAAACTAGAATAAAGATGCTGTTCGGTATTCCTGCTGCATGCGGAGTTGTAGTACCGAATCCTGAATTTTTAGCCCAGATTTCCTATAAGGTGTCTGATGCGATGATAGCTGCAAGAAGGCAAGCCGAAGAAAAGGAGGAAGGAGGCGAAAATGAATAACGCTACTTCTTATGTGCCTGACTGGGCGGTGATTGATAACAATACGGTTGAACCCGAAAAAGACTACCGCTATGGATTTTGGTGAAGACATGATTTTCGAGGAATCGGAGGAATTCGACGACTTCAATTTTGACGACTGATTGTATAACGGGAAGGGAGGACCGGTTCTTCCCTTCCACAACAAAGGATTGACATGAAATACGAGGAAATGCTCAGGATGCAGAAGAAAAAGGGAATCCGGAAGAAATCTGACAATGAGGAACACCGCATACAGACGGCCATGGTTGGATGGTTCAGGATGCAGTATCCGAAGATGCAGCACAACCTGTTTGCCGTACCGAACGGAGGAAGGCGTGACGCCATAACCGGTGCCATCCTGAAGGCTGAAGGCGTACTGGCCGGAGTGGCCGACCTGATACTGCTCAAGAGCAACAGGAATTACGGTGCGCTGCTTATCGAGACCAAGACACGTAAGGGCAAGCAGCGTGATTCGCAGAAGGAGTGGGAATCGAAGATAACGAAGGACGGTTACAAGTACGTGATTGTCCGTTCGCTCGATGATTTCATGCGTGAAGTGAAATCCTACCTTATGGATGTCTGATTATGGCTAAGAAGAGTTCATTCATCATGTACTTGGACCAGCTGGCGATTCTGGACGAGTTGTCGGACGCTCAGGCAGGGAGATTGTTCAAGGTTATCAAGGAGTATCAGACGAGGTTATCTTGCGGTGATCTGAAAGACGTGAACCTAGACGGAGACCAGGACGCTGATACAGGAGTTGACAGCTTGTTGAATGATTCGTTCCTGCGGATCGTGTTCGCTCCGTTCAAGTCACACTTCGACAGGGACTATGAGAAGTACGCTTCTGTAAGCCGGAAAAGGACGGAAGCAGGAAGGAAAGGAGGTCTGCGCAAGCAGGAGAACAGGGAATCCGTAGCAAATGCTGGCAAATGCAAGCAAAAGCTAGCAAATGTAGCAAATGCTAGTTTTGCTAGATTTGCTAGAAACGACCCTGAAAAATACCCCCAAAATGACGCTTGTAACACGCAGGAAAACAATGATTTAGTAGCAAACGTAGCAAATGCTAGTTTTGCTAACATATATGATAATGATATTAATATTAAGAGAGAGAGAGATTATTTACCCCCTATAATCCCCCTGGAGGAAATTCCGGAAAGGTTGCTGGAAGATACGTCCTGGAAGGAGATTATATGCATGCAGTCTGGTATCGGTGGCGCTGAATTCCTGAAGATACTTCCCGGGCAGCTGGAACTGTTCATAGGCATGATTAAGGCTACCGGCGCCGAGCATACGGTACTGACGCTGGAAGACGCCAAGAGGCGTTTCTTCTGGTGGTGGAAAAGATCTGGTATCGAAGATTACAGGAAAAACGGCTATGACGAACGAGGAAAGAATACTTTCGCAGGGACTCCAGGAGCTCAGGCAAAGGGAGGCAGACAAAAAAAGGCTGTCTGCAAAGACGATAGGAACGATAACGAAGAATCTGGCAAGGACTATACTGAACGTTTCTGAATACGACCTGACTGACAAGGACGAATTCTACAGGCATT